GTCCCCGCAACTTGACCCCTTCCCTGTGATCGGCCACAAATCCTCGACCGAAATCGGCGCTCGCCTCTGGCAATAGCCGCTGCCCGTTGGCCCGGCATCCCACCACCTGCAATTCTCACACACTCGCTCTGTCATCGTTTTCCCCTCCAAATGCAAACCGCGTAAAATCTGACGGCAAACCACATAGCCCACCGTCGCCACCTGCTCACACCTGACCGCCGCAGCAGCATCAGAAACACCGCGTCGGCCACCATGCGGTCCTCCGGCGTCTCGCTGCCCTCACAGATTCGATCGTGCCAGTATGACGCATTCCGCACGTCTGCCGCCAGCGGATGTCCCATAATGGACCATGCCCACCGGGGAATACTGGCACCATCCCAACTGGTGCCGGGTGTCTCACTTCGCGATATGTGCACAAGTCCCGGCAGCATGTTATGCGCTATATGTTCATTCATAAACGTCAGCCGTTCGCCCTCTAAACACACCGGGAAATCGTCTGCCATTGCTGCCTCCTAAAACGGACAATCTTCACCAAACTCATTCACCGCCGTCGCCAACTCTCGAATCATCGTCGGCTTCTCCTCGCTGAACTCAGCCTGCACGATCCGATCCCACTGGCCTTCCCTTTTCACCAACAGCCGCGAAGGCTTCCGGGCTGACCCATGATTGAGTGCCGTGATTGCTTCCGCCACGCTTGCGGGGAATGGGAAAACAGATCTCGCATCCCACCACGCAAACGCTTTCTGCAGTGCGAATCCCTCGTGCTCAAAACAGACCCATTCACGCACCACAATCCAGCCGAGATTTCCCGCAGGCATGGTGTCGTCGCTGACATAGTAACTCACGCACAGCGTAGGCGGTTTGCCTGGTGTGGACTTCTTCGCGTGCAAGTGCCAATTCACTTCCTGAACGTCGTACCATTGCGGCTCGGGTGCTCCAACAATGCTGGAAGTCGTGTCGATTTCGTCACCGTGTTTGGGTGTCTGGTCCATCTGCCTGACAAACAGATGCCCGCACTCTGAGCACTTGACGGCGGACAAATAGACCTCCTGTTTGCATTTCGGGCAAACCTTTGACGGTGCCTCACTGCCGTCTGAATTGCGGGGTTTGCTGATCCCGTAATCATCCGCATCGAGTGCGCCGTGCCTCTGCAGGTTGCCGCCAAAGTCCAGAATCAAACAATCCGTTTTGCCCTCGGCAATGCGAAGGCCACGACCCACGATTTGAGCGAACAAACCGGGCGACATTGTGGCCCTCAGGACGGCCACCGCGTCAATGCCAGGCGCGTCAAATCCCGTTGTCAGCACGTCCACATTCACGCACCACCGCAAACTACCGGCCCGGAAGTCCGACAACACCCGCTGACGCTCCATTGCGTGCGTGTCGCCAGTCACCAATCCGACCTCTTGACCCGTCAGATCCCGGAGTGCTGCTGCCACCTGTTCGGCATGACTCACGCCAGCGCAGAACACCAGAATAGACTTCCTGTGCTCGCAGGCAATCGTCAGCTCGCAGACGGCTGCGTGAATGATTGCGTCATGCGTGAAGGCTGCCTCCATTTCAGCCGCCACGAACTCACCACCACGGACTTTGACGCCCTTCAAATCGGCCTGACTGTCTGCCGGATTGTTCGTGAGTTTTGACAGATACCCGCCTTCAATCAACGCTCCGGTTTTGGCCTCGTAGCAGATCCCGCTGAACAACTTGCCCTCACCCGCCAGACTGCCTTCACCCGTGCGATATGGTGTCGCTGTCAGTCCCACACAAAACAGTCTGCGGTTGTGCTGTTGCAGCCCGTCAAGGAACTGCCGATACATGCTCCCGCCGTCATCGCTGATTAGGTGCGCTTCATCAATCACTACCAGACCACGCCGCCCAAACTCCGCCGCGTCACGATAGACGCTCTGAATGCCTGCACATATCACCGTGCTGTCGATGTCTCGCTCATTCAGTCCGGCAGAATTGATCCCTACCTTCAGCCCCGTCAGCCGCTGGATCTTGTCCGCGTTCTGTTGCAGCAACTCTTTGCGGTGTGCAACCACCAGCACACGTTGCCCCCACTCGACTGCCTGCCGAATCAGCAATGCAATCACGATGCTTTTCCCGGCTCCGGTTGGCAACACGATCAGCGGATTCCCGCGTCCGTCGGTGATGAATTGCCACGCTGCTGTGTTTGCTTCCGATTGATACCAACGTGCTTCCACCGTCCACCTCTCCCGCAAAACACCCGGCAGCGTTGATCGCTGCCGGGTCTCAAACCCCTCAACACTCAGCCATCAACCGAACGGATTCGCAGGACCTGCAGACGGTGCCGCGTAGGATGTCTGCGTCATCGGCTGACCGCTCGAACGCTTCGGGCTGTAGCCCTTGACCTGCGGATACGTCTGGCCTTTGTCCTCGCGATGTCCGATTGTCACTGTAAACAGCCGGTCATGCAGCTCCACGCTGTTCGTCGTGTTTGGCTTGCCAACCGCTGCCATCAACGCCTTCAGTTGGCGTCTGGCAATGTTGGCGACGTCTGGGTTCGCGTGCTTGATGTTCAGGTTGTCCCAAACCTTCATGCCGCTGTACTCGGCAGGCTGCTGAATCTGCAGCGTCAACACCAGCATCGGATTGCCGCCGCTCTTTGGTGTCTTCATCTCGCTGTCGATCACAGTCGCCTGATACTCACCAATCGGCAACAGCCTTCGGGCTGGTGCTGCCTCCACATTCGCCAAATCCAGATCACTCAAATTCGCCATGACTCATCAACCCTTCGCATCTGAAGAAACGCCACTAATGTGCTGAGCATACGCCGCCCAACTGAATTCAATTTCTCCCGGCATGTTCAGGCGGTTTTTCGCCAGTGCTGCCGGAGTTTCCACGCACCGCAAATAACGCTCTGACGCACCGCTCGCAATCGTCCGCTCTTTGTTGAATCCCTGATCTTCCTTGCGAGTGTAAACGCGGTAGCTTGCGAAAAACACCTCGTCGCACCACTCTTGAATCAGTGCCGATGCGGTCTCGTGAAGTGCAGGCTGGTAACGGTCGTATGAATCCGCCGTTGGATCATTGTGCTTACGCACCGCCGTATGTGCTAGCAGGATGATTCCGACGTTCTGCGTGCGCCGCATCTGGTCCAGACCATCCAGCAGCGAGTCCCACAACGCCATGGCAGATTTGTACCCTTCACCGTAGCGGATTTCGCTGATGTGCTTTTTCCCAGCCTTACCCGCCACTTCACCGTGAATGAGTGACTCCAGCCAATCGACTGTGTCGATCGCAATCCACTTGAAGCCGTGGTTTGCGTTCGCGAACAACCATGACAGCGCACCCATCAACTCTGCATGCGTTCGCAGGTGCTCTGTCTTTGCACAATCAATGTCGTTGAGTCCATCCTCCAGATTCAGGAACAACACGTCCGGTGCCTGCGCCGCCCATGACGATTTGCCGATTCCGTGCGTGCCGTACAGCATCACCCTCCGCGGCACCACCGTTTTACCCCTCGTGATTTTCATTCGTCGTTACTCCCCTCATCACTCACTGAACCTGATTCGCCGACCGTCGGCCAATCAATCGGATCACTACTCAATCGCTCACGGTATTCCGGATGGATACGCCGCGGGATGCCCCACGGCATTTCCCCAGGATCCCATCTGCTGTGCGGTCCGTCGCGTCCGTATTCCCTCGCCTCACGCTCCCGCGCTCCGTCCTCGACGGCCCCGAAAAATGGGGCATAGATGTTTTCCGTCATGCGTCCCTCGTGACCGTGAATTGGGTGGTTTTTGTTTTGGGTGTGTAAATTTCAATCACCGTCCAGCGGTATCCGGTGCGTGCCAGCATCTTTCTGACAGTCAGTTCCAATCGGTACCGTGAAGGCAGTCGATGGGATTCGCCCACCGCCAACGTTTTCAGCGTCGCCGCCATCCGTTCATCGCCGACCATATGCGCCCTCCTGCAACTCCGACCTCAGAATGTGTGCGTCACGTGGTGCCACGATTGCCAGTCGTGCCTTGTCGTTGCGGATCTCAACCAGCGTAATCTGCACCTGCACTCCGTTGCAGTCGATCATTAACGATTCCTGTGGCTTTCGGCTGATCACCAACCGGCTGCATCCCTCCGGCTTTTCTGGCAGCAGGTTTTCCGGCGTCGCCTCCGGGATCTCCGGCGCATCGTGCGGGAGTGCTGCGACCTGTGGTTTCGTGCGTTTCATTGTTTGTATTCCCTCACTGTTAAAGGTCATTCGCCCGGATCGCACTTGCGAATCCGGATCTCTGTTTGCGACATTATCGACCAACGTTTGCTCACGAATTCCAAAGCCACTTGGCTGTCATCCAACCATACACCGGCGTCTGTCAACGCATCCTTGACGGCCTTGACAACGTTGTCTGCGTCAGGCTTAGAATCGTGCAGTGTGCCTTGCAGCTCGCATCGCTTTTTTCTGCTCCATGAATTTGGCATTGCAAACCGGCAGTGAACGGACAACTGGACGGGTCCGGTTATCGTTTCCCAATCCCCAGCCACGGCGGTAAACGCTGCTTTGATCGCGGCCTTGTATCCGTGCACCGGATGTGACTTTGGCAAATACAATCTGCCGCGTCCTCCGATCGTGCTCACTCTATGACGCGGTTGACCGACCGGCTTGCCTATCACTAGAAACGTCAACTCAGTGTTCAAAATCCGTCCTCCCGCTCTGCGTGTCTCTGACGTAATGCGACCGTGGAACGCTCCACGATACCGGCTGTGCTCGCATGTCCCTCTGTTGCCGGACCTCGTCCGGCCACTCCTGTTGAATCTCCAGACACCTCTGCCGGATCTGCTCCGGTGTCGGGTCTGCCCCGCGTGGTCTCTGCGGGTCTGGATTCACCGCGTTTGCCGGTGCCCAGACCTGACTGCCATTCCGCAGCGTGACGACATAAGCCACGCCGCCGTCCTCCAACTCGATGATTGTGGCAACCTTGCCAGCCTTCCACATGCCCACGCCGTCATCAACTAGCACACGCTCACCCAGTCGCCTGACTCTGTTTGATTTCTTTGGCACTTCCGTTGCCTCCTATCGTTGAAGAAAACCACCGGCGAATCATTCGCAGCGGGGATCAGCCGCCAGCGGACCTGATGCAGTGCTGCGGTGGTTGTTGTTGTCGTATCACTCATGCCGAAAAATCGCCCGCGCTCGCGGGCAGTAGTAGGATGTCGTTTTGCCCGGCTCACCCTGCCGCACGATCTCAGAACCGAGTGCTGCCAGGTCTCGCAGATCCCGCAGAAACATGCGTGGTTCGGTGTATTGCAGCCGCTCCATACACTCGGCTTTCGTGCGCTTTGCGTGGCACAAAAACAACTCCAGACGGCGGAGTCTGATCAGGATTTGCAGGCGGTTTGGGTGTGTCACCGTGACGCCTCCAAAATGATGCTGATTGCAATCCGGAATCCCTCACGCTCGCCCCGCTGCTCCGCTTGCAGTGTTGCCGTCGCGCTGTCGTGCGATGCCTGCAGCCTTTGCAATTGCCGGTGTGACTCGCCAGCGTATCCCCGCAACTCAGCCTGCAGTCGCTCAATCTCAGCCTGCAGCCGGTCGATCTCGGACCGCAACTGCTGTGCTGCGGTAAACTTGGTCTGCCATTCTGTCTTCAGCCGCTCGTTCTCGGCTGCCTGGTCTACCTGCGACTTGTCCGGCAGCAGCCCCACAAACGCCACCAGATCGCGCAGGCCTTCGCGGCCAGCACCGCACCACCACCCATTATCGCTGTAGTGTTCCACGCCGTCTGTCCACTGCTGACCATCGACCGGATCACACCGGCTGATC